TATTTGCCTTGGTTCTTCTCACGCTTTTCGAGTATTTCAGCGTAATCTACTAGGGCTTGCTTGTTTTTATAGCTCAGACTATGATAAATTCTTTCAAGCTTCTGCTCTGGCTTCTCGTTATATTTATCAATGCCAGCTGCTTCATAATTTTTATATCTGAATAACAGATCATGATACTCTCTGTCAAGCTTTTTCTTCTCTGCTTCAAGCTGCTTGTTAAGATATTTATTGTTTTTGTTTTGTTTGATGAGAATAATTATTATAACCAAAATAGCAAGTATTAAAAGCAATGTATTTGTGTCAATATTCATTTCTATTCCCCATTCATCTGCATTTGTTGATATTCTTACAATTTGTTCTTCCAGCAAGGTAGTCAAGGCTTACGTTATAAAAGTCTGCTATATTCATTGCGTCACGTAATTTAATGCTATGCACATTTTCTTCCCAACGTTTATAAGTGGTTGTATGATATCCTAACTTTTGTGCCACCTGTTCTTGGGTTAAGTCGGCATCTTCACGCAAGTCACGAATACGATTGACTTTAATATCCATCTTCACACCTCTTTTTCCTATTTTATTATAAAATCACGAAAACGTGTTGACAAGGGCACAAAAACGTGCTATCATATAATCATAGCACGAAATCGTGTTTATTTAATTTGAAAGGAGCCAAAAGCAATGAAAGGAATCATAGTAGGATATGAGCCGATCGATTACGTAAGCAAGAAAACCAATCAGCCTGTCAAGGGCGCAACAATCTACATGAACTGCAAGTCAAGCGACGCATTCGGCTACGTAGGTAAGAGTGAATTTATATCAGAGAGCTCTCCTATTTTCAACCGTGCGATCAAACCTCTGCTTGAAAAGTTCTATAACGAGGGCAGCGAGGTTTACGGCGCAGCGATCGAGATCGATTATGATGTCACCAACCGTGGCGGAAGAACATTCACAACAATTACCGACATTACGATCACACTTCCCGAGAAATCCGAGAAGAAAGGCGCATAACCATGAACGAGGAAACGGAGATAACCACAACGTTTATTGATACGGATCCAACGTATAATGATGAGCTGCAGGAGATTATAAGTCAGTTGGATAAAATCGTAGTTGAGCAATCAAAAGCTGTATCAAGCGTAAACGATATATCAATATTATACGCCGATTATCAGAAAACAGACAGCGAATTTATGCTGTTTATAATTGCTTTTGTGGTTTTCATCGTCGGCGCTGTCGGAACGGTTTGTGGGCTTCTGATATCTCATTTTTTTAAGGGGCGTTGATAATGACCGAATATTATGTGAATTGTGCTTTTTATGCTTTTTTCATCGGCATCGGCGCCGGCTTAATTATCGGTATTTCAATAGCTGCATTTAAGTGGCTGTTTGGAATTATAAGTAAATTTTTTTAATAGGAGGGTTATCCATATGAGCATTAAGGTTATTTCTGATCTTAAATCTCGTGCTGCTTCTTTTGAAGCTAAGCATCGCATTGTTCCCAAGGTAATGGGTGCAGTTACAGCAATCCAGCTTGCCACGATTACTGCATCTGCTGAAGAAACTGTTCCAAGTGGCTCCTCGACTGTTGATTATTCAACTATTATCAAGAGTCTTCAGTCAGGCATTGTTGATGTTATCAACAACTGTATTTCGCTTGCAACAGCAATTATTCCCGTTTGTGTGGGAATGTGGGGCATCTCCCACATGATCAGCTGGGCAAAGAAGTTCTTCAATAAGGCAGGCTAAACCGTTACGGCATCTGATGGACTGTAACGCTAAAGGGTGGGTAATAGTTTTTACCTGCCCTTAGTTTTTTATAAGGACGTGATTTTGTGGCTACTGAGCTTTGGACAGGAACACCCGGTTCAGGCAAATCTTTACACGTTGCAAAAGATATCCGAGAAAACCTGCGATATGGTAAAAAGGTTATCAGCACTTGCAATATTGATACAGATTTATGCTTTATGAACAAGCTTCAGGAGTTCCTTTTTAATATTTCAAAGGGTAAAATTCGGCTATATTCTCATGATAAACGAGCCGAAAACTTTTACTATGTCCCCAACGAATACATGACCGTTGAATTTTTATATGATTTTGCCGCACGTTATCACGTTTACGGCAAAGAAAAACAAACGTATTTATATCTTGATGAATGCGTTGCACTGTTTTCGCCTACAGTTATAGGTGATAATAAAGAGCTGTGGAATAAGTGGGATAATTTTTTTCGACAACACAGGCATTTGGGATATGAAATCATTCTTGTCCCGCAATCCAAAAGACTTATAAGCCGCAAGGTCATTGAATATGCAGAAACCGAAGTCAAGCATTATAACCGTAAATATCAAGGTAATTTCGGCTTTTTCCTCTCACTTTTTCTCGGTGGGTTATTTTCTTACAAGGTGTGCTGGCGTGGAGATAAAGAGCCAATAGAACAGCGCTTTTTCAGATACAGACCTTTTTACGGTCAGATGTATAACAGTTACAGTATGTTTGATACTGTGCTTGCTCCATATAAAGCAGAATGGGAACACAAAAAAGCACTTATGGCGCAGCTCTGTGGGCTGCTCATCGAGCGGCAGAAACAGTTACAAAGGGGTGATTTAAATTGACGGCATCAATTATAGCGTTTTTCTTTTATCTGGCGGCAAGTCTGGGTTTCTCTTTTTCCGCTGATAATATCGGCGACAGCTTCGAAGATATGTATAGGGCGCAGGATTCCACCACGCAGGCTTACATGGATCTGTTCATGCACAATCCTCAGAACGCAATATTTTTAACGTCAGCAGGCGGCGGAATGATACTTACAAGCGATATCTATAACATGGTCATGGATATGCAGGCAAACGGTGTTTCAGCTTCCCAGCTTAATTCAATGGGTCTGGATATGCAGGCATGGCTGGGAACTCATGAGAATGATATCAACGTTTCAAAAGTCGGAACATATGGCTATAAGGTCTCAAATGCGCTGGGTCAAAGCGTTGTGTTTGACTGGAAAGAGGAACGGGATCGCCTCGACCGCAAATGCTGGGTGTTTCACCAGTATGTGTATGATGAAAACGGAAAATTGATAAGTGATATCACCACACACAGCGGCTCTTCTCACAGCGTCTATGATGAAAACCGTGTAAAAAGCATTGTTCAAAACTCTTTTTATTCATCTGAGGGCTTTTACTTCCAGGTCGTAGATAATTACTGGTCATTTAGTATCAGGCTTTCTGATTATATTGATACAGATGTCGGAGTTACCGACGAACCCGTTATCGGTGAGGAAGATAAGCCCATCGGAACGGTTTATATAGATGGTGAACCATATTACCT